AGATCATGGACTGGTCAAGCTAGAAAGGTAGATTCTGTTTCTGTCACTGATTCCACTGTTCCTTATGTATTACGTCTTGGTTATAAGTATTTAGCTACAACATCTGTTGGAGATTGCGGATCTTTGATGACCTTATCTAATGTGCACTCCGGTGCTCATAAGATATTAGGCATCCATTGCGCAGGAAACCCTTCTGGGTTTGCCTTCTCGACAGCTGTATTCACTGAAGATTTGGAAGAGATCCTCCATATGTTCGATAAACAAATTGAAGTTTTCCTAGAAGATGAAACATACCCGCAATGCGCTCTCCCAATCAAGAGTGACTTGTTCGCTCCCTTATATAAGCATACTTTGCGAGCCAAAAGAGGCTCAGGGAGCTCCATTATTAAATCTTCCCTTTACTCAAAATTAGGACCCGTTAAAACGGGTATCTCTCGTTCTTCCCCTTATATCCTAGATGGAGAACGTGTAGATCCTTTAGAAGTAACTCTTAGGAAATACGGGAAAAACCAAGTTTATGTAGACCCCACCATAGTAGAATCGATTAGTACCCAACTCTATGATGACCTTGTTAGAATTGAAGTCTTCAAGAGAGATAGAAAACTCTTAACTTTTGAAGAGGCAGTTATAGGAATTGAGAACGATCCTGTTTTCAAATCCATGTCTAGACAAACCAGTCCTGGATTCCCTTTTGGTCATATGACTAAAGGTGGAGGAAAGAGTTACTGGTTTGGTTCAGGGGCTGAATTTGACTTAAATAATGAGAATTGTAGAGAGTTGAAAACCCAATGTCTAAAGGTCATTGAAGATGCCAATTCGGGCATTAGACATGAACATATATTTGCTGATAACCCCAAAGACGAAACACTACCCTTGGAGAAAATAGCAGTTGGTAAGCTTAGAGCTTTCAGTGCTTCTCCTCTCGTCCTTTTTATTGTAACTAGAATGTTGTTCGGCGACTTTGTTGCTTGGTATACTTGCAATAAGGTCGAAAACGGTTCAGCTGTAGGTGTTAATTGTTACTCTAACGAGTGGTCCCAATTAGCACTTAAGCTATTGCAATTCGGAAACGAATCAAATATAGGTGATGGTGATTATGCGGGTTATGATTCTACACAAGCTTCTATAATTTTGCACAGTCTTAATGATTACGTTATTAGAAGATGGTACGGTTATGATGACAAGTACGATTTAGCTCGTAGAGTCATCTTTTTAGAAGTTCCCAATTCAAAACACATATATGAAGACGTGGTTTATGAGTGGTTTTCCTCTTTACCAAGTGGACACCCATTAACCACGATTATCAACAATCTTTACAACCATTTTTGCTTCAGATATTGTTGGTTAGCAGCTCATGATTACGATCTTACTTGTTTACCTCAATTCTTAACTCATGTATATCTAGTGGTCTTAGGTGATGACAATGCTTTTTCCGTCACCCTAGAGAAGCTAGACATGTTTAATATGGTTGTTGTTGAGAAACATATGAAAGA